CTTAGAAACACCGTGGAGTTGACCTCCACGATATCAGACGCTCGGATCGTCTTTGTGTCGTTGAGCCGGAACCCCGGGGGGTAGTCCTCAAGCTCCACACCTCGTGCCGCGGAAATGACGGTGTCGTCACCATTCACGAGGAACCGAGCGCCCGAGTCGAAGCGCGCAGCCCAGCGAGCTGCGCAGTAAGACTGCAAACAAAGAAGGGGGAAAGAGAGGTAGGCTCCCATCATCTGCCCATGCGTTACTGCACGACGCCCCGACTCCACCTGTACGAGTGGAGCAAGAGAAGCCTTCGCCAGGGAGCGAATACTACGGGGGACATTCACCGAAGAGAAGAATGCCACGTCGAGCAGCACCTCCGCCACAGAGTGGTAGAGGCCGTCAGTTGCACTGACCAGATCCACAGAGGTCTGGACATCCCTGACACAGGTAGATGCAATCCGTTTATCGGTCGGAGGACCGCAAAGAAGCCACTCTGTCCGCTCCAAGTGGGAGTAGAGTGTCTTATGAAGCGGAGCGAGAAGATCAACCGACTCATCAAAAATGACGAGCGGCCGGGCCTTCCCCGCAGACATAACTTCTTTGTACCTCGCCCCGAGCACAGTTGGTAATTCTGTCTCGGTGGTCGTCGAGGTAATAAATTCTTCGCGCCGACCACCCCAAAGGTGGTCTGCACGGGAGCGTTTCGGCTCCCGGCTGGAGGCGTTCGGAAGATAAGTCCCGACGAAGGACTTATACCTCCGGTCCCATCCAGGACGGAAGATTTGAGTAGCGACACGCCGGACGTGCGCAAGATACTCATCGGATTGAGGGGGGGGGGTAGAGAACGCGACTTCCTCCCAGGAAGCACGCGCTGACGGAGTGCAGCGAGCGCAACCCGATGGCAGGTTACGCTTTATACTTGCAACGCTGAGCGCTAGCTCCCAGCGTTCATGCCGCCGCAACCTCTGTAACCGACAGAGGCCGTCTTCCCCAGGGCGCTGGCGCCGGGGAAAAGGGACAGACACCCGCTCCTTGTGCTGTCCCAAAAGAAAAATGTGGAAACGTCCGAGCAAGGACGGTTCACAATCCGGAAGCTCGGAGTATGGCAAGCCATACCGAACCCGCACGATTGTGGGACAGTTTCGGATCGTCTCCTTAGCGTCCCGGTCTGCTCTGGAGCAACCGGGACACCGTTTAACCCCTGAACCGCTGGCGGAGTTACCAGGGGGGCCCCTCGTGTTAACGCACAGGGGGGAAACGGCAACGTGCTTAGGCCGAGACAGAGTCTGAGCGCACGAGCAGGAGAGCGCGAGAGCGAACTCACCTGCCTGG